TTGACCATCTGGGCTGTTTTGTTCAAGGTTAATATCTTGTCCATAAATCAGTTTAAATTTATCAGCTAATCTATTATAAATCGTACTAAATTCATCAATCAATAAACCATTTTCATTTATTATCATATTTCAACTCCTAGTTTTAAGGCTTCACTAAAAATAGTATTTACAATTATTTCAATACTAGCACTTCTATTATCCGATTTTACAATATCTATTGATACAACATTTACAATTCCTTCACTATTTAAGCAAACTCTTTCAACTTCATTTAGTATTGTTTCTTCATTATTTTTTTGCCCTAAAATTGTAAACCAATCTATGTTTTGATTTTGGTCGAGCATCCAGTCATTTTTAAAGCTTAACAATCTTGTTTTACAATTAAGTAAAATCGCTTCATCTGAATCAGCGTAATTTGATACACCTCTTCCAAAAGTCCAATCGTCATTTTTTAATCTTCTAAATTTCACATTTATCCTTTAATTTGGTATTCCAGTATTTGAGCCACCTGACTGAACTCCCGAATGTCTATGATTCTTTAATGATATTCCGTCAGCAATAACATCACCGCCAGTCACTGTAACATTACCGCCAGTTATTGTTATACTTCCATTTGTTATTGTTATACTTCCATTTGTAAAGTTATGACTTCCATCTGTTTGGTTTATAGTTATATTTGACATATTAGCCGTCCCACTACCGCCACCCGTTCCAGTTATTGTCATATTACCAATTAAGCCAAAATTTCCAGTTTGATTTTTATTTCCAAGATGTGTAATATTACCCTTTAAATCATAGTCACCCGTTTGAGTTCTATTCCCTAAGTGTTCATAATTACCCTCTTGATAAGTGTCTCCAAGCATAGTAATAACAGTAGGAATATCCAATTCACCTTGCATATTCTTTAATCCAACTAAGGCAATACAATCACTATAATCGTGTATTCTAGCTTCAAGAGGTGGTTTAAAATCATTTCCTGAATACCATTCATCGAAACATCTTTCAACCACAAATAAAACTGCATAATCCCCAACGGCTAAAGGCATTTGAATAGATGAACTTCCACCTAAAAAGTTAATAATAGGAACTTCAATAAACACTGGTAGATCAACTGTTTTATCATTTACCAGCCTACTTATTACGGGTTTGCAGTCAATAGTTTTTTGGTTTACTTTTGTGATTTTAGCTATTAATGTTGTATGTGTATCAACTAAAGAGCCTCTAATACTATTTAAAATCGTGCTTTCTAATGTTGGTTTAGAATTTTCGTTGTAATTCATTAGCAACCTTTTTTATTTTAATTATAGCTAAAGTGTAATATAATTTAAAAAATCAAATAGGAGAGAAAAGATGATACATATACAAGATACATACATACAAGAAGATGGAATAACAAGCATTAAGCTTAGTAGTTATGGAAAAGGTGAGAATGAAGAGTTTAGGGTAGATATTGGATATAAATTTAATTCATTGTGTATTGAATTTAAAAATGATAAAGAGAAAGCATTATTGTTTATGGATTCTTTATCAGAAAAAGTAAATAAAAGTGAAGATGATTATATAAAAGGCTTCAAAGATGGTGTTGAATATGCCTTAAAATTAAATAGTAAATAAAGCCACTAATAATCAAGTGGCTTTACTATCCTTATTCGCTTTCTCATTTTCAGATAAAAGTAATTTTGTTTCATTTAATCTAACACAGATAACCTCTTGACTCCAATCAGTACCATTTGAATCACCACGATAAGTTATAGTCAATACTTTATATGTTCCATTTAGATTTTCAGCATAAATTGATTCTAACTTAACTTGACAACCTATTCTAATACTTGGATTTAAAAGCGTATTAAATGTTACTTCATATTTCTTTTTTATAGGTGTATTTAATAATCCTGTTGAAGCATTTACAAGAGGAATTATATCACTTACTACTTCATTTTGTTTTATGATGTATAGTTTTCCCTCATCAATATAATATGTTTCATCATCTTTTAAATTGTTTTCAACTAACTTTAAACTATTTCCAACTAAAACTTTTGCACGATTTACAACGGGTCTATCTGATATTCTAGCTCTTGTTGTATTTGGCATATCTTTTAGTATTACATTTATTGCATCACCTTTTTTTACTGTTGTAGATGTGTAGCTACCTTGAGCATCTACTAATCCATCCATTGAAACTATGGTTGTAACTATATCAGCTCCACTCTTTTCGCTAAATGATTCTAAAATAAAGCCTTTGAAAAGTGTTTCAATTTTGTTGTAACCAGCTTTTAGCAAGAAAGGCATCTTAGTAGTTATGTCCATATCTTCCTTGATGATCTTCTTTCTTTTATCTTTTGATAGATTATAGATTCTTACTCTACAACTATTTAAACCTGCGTCCACGCTCTTAACTATATCAAACTGAATACGAATATTAGGCTTAATTATTACAGCTTCACCCGTATTTAGAGTTATAATTAATTCGTAATCTCTACCAAATCTTGAGCTATTCAACATCGTAACCCCTTAAAGCTGTAATCTCGCTTCTATCCAACAACAACAAATCAAATACCTCGTTAGTAAAGCTATCCACAGCAAATGGGTCTATTTCTAAGCCTTTATCATCTACAACCAACTCAAAAGGAAAATTCATTCCACTACACAACAAAACCCCAGAAACTAATCTAATCCCGTTTATTGTTTTACCTTTGAAGCTTACATTTGCAAACCAGCAATTCTCAATAAATTTCATTTCTAAGGTTATAAAATCATCTTCAAAAGGGATTAAATTTGATTGATGTATGTCTTCTGTTAATAATAGTTTTTTCATTGGAATAACCTACCTAATAATGATTTTTGTTCTGTTTCAGTTTTTACTACATCTTTTGTATCAGTTACTCCATTATCTTTCTTAGCTGTTGTTTTAGCTTTTGTTGTACTTGTAGGTTTAGCGTCTGGCTTATCAAAATAAATATCAGCTTTAGCATAAGCAACTTCAGCAAATCTTATTTCTTTTGCAGATAAAGAATATTTTAACTTTTGATTAGTTGAATTATCTTTTGTAATAGTTAAAGAAGTTATGAGCATATTTTCATAATTTCTAAATGGCATTTCAATGGTTATTAATCTTTTATTAATATAGTTTGACTCCAAGAAATCAAAAAAATCATCTTGCATAGTTCTAACTTTTGATATAGGTTTGTTTCTATTGCTGAAACGATTATATATATCAAAACCTTTGTTAACTAACTTCACAACACTTGAAATCTTATCCACTACACCTTGGATTCTTTGTTGTTGCTGTTTAGTTAATACAGTATTTATAACCTTAAATTGTACTTTTTCTCTTACAGTTTCAAGAACAAAGTCATCAAATTTAGGTTTAATATGAATATCTGCAACCTCACCACTAATTGATAAAGTGATGGGGTCGTTTACAATATGGTCATTTATAACACTTCCATCTTCAACATAATTTTCAGGAGCTACCATTGTGAAGTTAATAGATGAATCAAATCTTACATCAAGATTAAATCCACCAATTCCGACTGTTTGCTTTTCATCTTTTTTCTTGTATAGATAACCTTTTACAATATTGTCAATCATTAACTTCCTCCCCTATTTGCAGTTACATTTGCATCTTTTACTTCTTGTTTAAAAGCATCATAAACAGTTTTTCCAGCACTCATCGAATCGTTTGTTTTCACTTCTATTTTAATATCATTATTAACTGTATTTGAAGAGTTTTTATTAGTCATACTACTAGGCACAGCGTTACGCTCCCACATATCCACCATATTACCTTGATTTCTCATAACTGCTTCATTACGTTGAGCCGTTGCTATTTGTCCTTGCCACTCAGCTCTTTTATCTTTTATATATTTATCTGTTTCTTTAATGCTTTTTTCCAAATTAGAAGTATCAATATCAGCACCTAAAAAATTCATTAATTTACTAACTCCAAGTAAAGTGCTATCAACTGCTAATCCAATCTGTGCAAAACCTACTGCGAATTGTCCTAATGTTGCTAAAACTCTATTTAAAATATCAATATCGAATGACTTAAACCATTCTTTTATTACAGATTTACCACCTGCAAAACCCACCGTTAAATCATCAACTACTAAAATTAATCCAGTTATTAAAAATATAAGTTTACCCATTGGTGACATTTTTAAAGCTTTATTTAATCCATATATTCCAGCAATTAAGGCTAATAAATGCTTTTGTCCTCCGTCCATATTTGAAAACATTTTTACTATTGCTTTTCCAAAATTTGTAAATGCAACACCTGTCAATCTTACAACTTCCATCATTTTGTCAATGCCTTTTTTGTTGTCTTCAATCATAGTAACAAAATTATCAGCTAATTCTTTAATGGCTGGTGTAAGTGATATTTGCATTTTAGTAGCTAAAGCAGTAAACGCAAAACCTAAAGTGTCCATTGAGTCTTTATATTCAGCAACTTTCTCTTTTTCTTCATCAGTTGTAATACCTAATGCCCTAGCTTGTAATCTTAGTTTATTAATACTTTCATCGCTAGACTCTAACATTTGTAGCATACTTCTGTCTATTCCTAATTTACTTAAGATAGATATTTTTTCTGTTTTCTCTAAGCCTTTTAATTTTTGTCTTAACTCTTCCATTACAACATCAGCAGATTTTACTTTACCCGTTGCATCTTTTACACTAATACCCATTTTCTCAAATATAGCTTTAGCTCTACCTACATCATTTGCAGTATCTCCAATAGCTTGTGATAATCCACCTATCGAAGATTCATAGGCTTGAGCAGAACTTCCACTTAGTTGTGCTACAAATCCCCATTCTTGTAGTGCTTGTATTGATACACCTAAAGTTATTGCTAGGTCGTTTTGCTGGTCTATTTGGTCTACTAATGATAGATTAAAACCATTTAAAGCAATAGCACCTATTCCAAGTCCAGCACCGAGCTTGGCAATTGAAGCAATACCAACATCTAAGCCTTGATTTAATTTTTGTAAGGGCTGAAGACTTCCCAAAAATGAGAATTTTGTCACAAGTTCAACTTGACTTGCCATTATTTCTCCTTTATCTAATTTTATTTTTATTATATCTAAAATAGTTAAGTGATATAAAAGGATTAGTTTGTTAAAATTATTTTAAAGTTTTAAGGAGTTGAAATGATTAGTAAAGAGTTATTGAGTGAAGTAATAAATATAAAAATAGAAGATATTATTGATTTAAAAATGTTTGGAAAAGATTTAAAGTATTATGAAAAATGTTTGCTTAAATCTTGTTGTGATGGTAGATTGTCTAATCATAAAGATTCTATTTGTAAGTCTATTAATATCTACGAATTAGCCTTTAAATGCAAAGAGTGGGCAATTAAACAGCATAAAATAGATTTAATAACATTAGAATTAGATAAAAATGAAAAAACAATAAGTTGTAGTATTCTATATGGCGAAATACACCCAAATATGAAGATGTATTATTTTAATGCAGACACAGAAATTGAAGCAATATTTAAAGCTTGTCAATGGATACTAGATAATAAAAAAGAGGGAAATTAATCCCTCTTAATTAAACGAGCCTACGAGCAAAGCACTCAATAGTATAAGAAACTGTTCCATTAGTTTCAACATTGTTTTTAGTTACTCCATTTTGTTCAGTAAAACTACCTGATAAAATTTCCCAACTTTCAACTGATTCGCTTCCATCTTTGATATAAACTTCTTTTAAAGAGCCTTCAAAAATTACAACGCTTTCACTATTCATCATTTCAGTCATCCAAATATCATTATCTGAATATCTCATTAGATTTACTTTTAATGTAGCTACTTTTGAATCACTTCTTTCAGTAACATTTACAGCACCATTTGCACCATAAGTTCTACTTGTTTTTGGATTAACAAAAGCTAATTCAATAACATCTCCATTGATGAAGTCTTTTATTAACTCACCATTTAGCACTAAAGTAGTGCTATTTGTTAAAAATCTTGATACTGCCATTTCTTACTCCTCTATACTTAATGTAATATCTACTGAATGAATTGCACCAGCTAGTTTTAAAGCTACTTGAATTGCTGGACTCTTTCTTGCTACTCTATCACTTTGCACTTGTTCACTTAATGGTTGAGCATAAATAAAATAACCATTTGCTAAAATGCTTCTTCGAAACAATAGTGGGTCCCCAAAATCATCTGGACTATTCCAAGTTCCAGCACCTATAACATTCGCTTTTCTAAATAAAATCAAAGTCTTTTCAATCGTATCAACGATTTTATTAACATCTCTTTTAATTTGTCCAAGTTTAGTTCCAGTTGCTCCAAGTAAATTAAACACATCTGTTTGAATATAGTTTTTAATCGCAATAATATTGTAAACATTGTCCGCCCACCCATTCGCACCACTTGTTAAAAGCTTAGGTAAATCCCCGAAATTAGTATATAAATCTAATCCTACTTTTTTAGCTTTTTTAATTTCATCTTCTGAATAATCTTCACTAACAATACCTTTTAACTCTTTTAGGTTAAGCGTAATTGCACTATTTTCATTATTAAAGTTTACAGTGTGAAGTCTAGTCATTTCATCAGTTGCTACTTTTCTATCACCATCTTTTCTGTAAATCATTCTATAATTTTCTAAACCTGAAAGTTTAATATCCCAAACAACATTAGTAATATCTTTTTCTAAGTTTGAAGCACTATCAAA